CAGATACCAACACGGCAAGTTCCAGCCGACAGATAACTTGCAGCCGAGGGGTGAGTAGATAAATAAGTTTGAGAAATTCCTACTGTACGGCGTGGTCGCAGTTATCGGAATTGTTGCGCTAGGAGTAGCAGCGTTTCTGTATCTAGCATACGGAGTTGAGTATTCATGAAAACCGATACGAGTAAGTGCTAGAGTCTGCTGGGTACACAGGAATATGGATAGCTGCCTTTGTCGGGGCAGCTTTCTTTTTGCCCGTCGGTGCTTTAGCAGCGGTGTGTGTAGCTGCAACACCAGCGGTCGGACTAAACCCTTTAGTTGTTGGAGTTGTAGCAGGGTCAGCAGAAGCACTAGGGGAGCTGACCGGATACGCTGCTGGTGTGGGCGGTAAGGGCTTGCTAGAACGCAGCAGGTTCTACCCTAAGGTAAAGAGCCTGATGACTCGCTACGCAGGACTGGTGATATTTACAGCAAGCGTTATTCCGAATCCAGTGTTCGACATCATGGGCGTAGCTGCTGGCAGCGTCAGGTATCCGCTACGAAAGTTCTTGCTAATAGTCTTTACAGGTAAGACCATCAAGTTCTCTTGGGTAGGCTTGAGTTGTTACCACGGACTGTCGCAACTATGGAGTTAAAAAAGTACCCCGCCTCGGAGAATCAATAAAACAAGGCGGGGCACTGGAACACAACCATGCGACTACTAGCAAAAGTCGCAACGGCTGATTTAGATTATAGCACACCAGCTACCATGTCACGACTATCTCTACCCTCTCCTCTCCTCTAGGGCATCTCCACTTTTGCAGGAAGATTCGGTCCACTTGGTTGTCATCTTCCCAAACCCCTGCTTCAGAGAGAGCGTCCATGACAGGCTTGAGTAGATTATCTGCGTCAGGCTTCTGTACGTGCGCTCCGGTAGTGCTAGCCTGCTTCTTTGGCGTTGCCTTCTGCCACGGAAGGTACGCATCTACCATGATTCCTACTGGCACACCCTTCGGTGCAGCTTCTGAGCCATGTGCTGCCCATCGCACCTGATCCATCCATGCTCTAACTTTCTTGTTGTTAGCCATGCTTGGGTGTCCGTTTCTCATGACGATGCGGATACTCTTAGGGGCAGCAACACCGGGGACTGTCAGTCGTAGTTCAGGCATCTTGATCCTCTCTTGACCAGACTAGTTCCGGTTCGATGAACGCTCCTGTTTCCATTGCGTACTCGTACATATCCTTACCACGGCACAGCTTCCAAGCAGGTCGTCCGTCGAACTGGTTCTTGTACTCGATGATGTGAGTAGTTTCCTGATCCTCATTACTTGCAATGATCTTGGCAACTACCATGATGTCGTCAGTGCTAGACATCAGTCCCCCCTGTGTTGTTCTAAGTGCCAGTTGAGTGACACAGTGCTGCCGAAAAACTTTTTACACCCGAAGGGGCACTGGTAAGTCGGCTGCCACTTGACGTTCATAGTTCAACCCTTGCTGTTGGTCGCCATCCACAATAGATGCAGGACAGTGCGTCTTCGATTTCATTACCGACCCCGATATGTAATCGACCATTGCACCTCGGGCATTCCGTTACCCCTGATATGTCTTCTTGAATAACAGGTCTTTTGGAAAGTGCTATTTGCTCGTCTCTTGTGTAGTGAAACTTCTTACGGTCTTTACGTGTCTCCCGCCTACACTGCCTGCACTCAGGGTAAGTGTTGCCATGCTTGCGGTGCCAGTAAGTATTTTCTTCTGTCATCCTGTGACCAACAGGGCAGTTCTCTTTTGTCTTTGGCATTACTTATTACACCTACACGTCGGGCAGACGGAATAGTGGACACCCTTGGACAGGGTTGAGTGGTCTACCCACCCGGTCATTTGGTACCAAATCTTTTCACCGTCACGAGTCGGTCGTGGTATTACTCCCCCAGCATTGCGTAGGTCTGAGACAACAGCAGAGAAGTTGAGTGGTCTGCCAATAGCTTCCCAAGTTTCGGTACGCTCATGTGGCTGTCCGTCACGCCAGTAGTTGAACAACCTAACTCGCTGCCCACTCCATCGTTTAAAGTCTTCAGGTGTAGGTATCCAAGGCGTGAGATTTACCTGTTCTTTACCGCAGATACAGCGTAATGATCCTTGGTAATCAACCTTCCATTTATCACGCCATACTTCACAGTCGTGTTCCTTCATTCCAAATTTTCTCCTTACTTGGAATACATTCCAAACCTATCAGGACAGTTTTCTAACCTTGGTTTTGGAATTCTTGCAAAGTTTTGAACTGGTCACAGTATTCGCTAACCAAGCAGTAGTTTTCACAGCGGGTGTTTGATCCTTGCCTATGCTCAAGTACCCAGCCCTTCTTGAAGCCCGGCTTCAGATCTAAGTTGTTCTCGTAAGCCCAAGTAAATGCTTCTTCTTTGGAGTCGAACAGCTTGCGCGCTCTTGTACTGTTAGCGTGAGTCTTTAGCGCATACTTGTCAGGCTTCGCCCATCGCTCTTCATCAGAGCATAAAGGCAGGGATGTTTCTGCATCCTGATGTAACCGGACACGCTCTTCAATGAAAGCCTTAGCTTCATCCTCAGACCACAGCTTTACATCGTGTGTCTCTGCGCCTAGCTGCGGGTAGTTACGGTCACGCTTGGCTTCCAGCTTGGACCAGTCCCGGTAGATGGCGATAATTTTTAGACCGTCTACCTTGAATCCATTCTCACGTAGCAGGTATGCGTACATGTTTAGCTGTTGTTCGTACTCTTCTGGAACAAGAACTTCGCCAAAGTAATCACGCTTAAACTTCCAAGCAGTCACGAACTTGTAGTCCGATACCACTCCCGCGCCATCTCCGGTCAAGGTGATGGTGTCTGTCTGCCCAGAGATAGTCCAGTCAAAGACCTTGGCAAACACTCTCTCTTCGGTCAGGGCATTGTTACTTTGCTCACCTGCACGTTCTAGCAGTAAGTGAACAAGCTGCCCGTAGAGAGCGAAGGTTCTCTCAGATACATCCTCTGTAATCTGGTCACCGTAAAATTCTTTGAGGGCAGCCTGCCTTGGCGGGGCGAGCAGACCAGTAACGCTCCGATCTGCCCGACCCTTGGTGTAACTATCATTCTTAACAGCCCTTACTAGAGCGTCAGGGAACCCCTTATTGTTAGTTATAACTACCATTCTAATGTCTCTACCTTTTCTGATTTCTCTACAATCGTTGCCCCTGCATCCAATGCAGCCTGAACCATTGGAGATTCCTCTACCTCTGTGGGTTCTTCTACCTCTGTGGGTTCTTCTACACCTGCCGTTAGCAGTGCATGGAAAGGTTCAAGAGCCTTGTCGAGAGGGTGACCTTCTAAGTTAGCGATAGCCACATCTCTGAGGATTGCTGTCGCAGCTTCAGGAGTAACCCCGTAAATTTCCTCAGTCATCCCTGCTAGCTTTGCGGAGTGCAACATGTTTGCTGTCATGCCAAGAGCAGCAGGTCGGTTCTGAGAACCAGTCACGGTGTAAGTTCGATCAGTGGGTGCATCACTAGAATCTGCACTAGAGCCAACCTTCACACCCCAAGCAATGACCCCTTTAGGAGTAGTCTCCTGTTTATTTTTGTTCCAGTAGTCTCGCCTTGACAGGGCTACCCTAACCTTGTCACCCACAACCCAAGTTCGTGCGTCACTTGGTGTTCCTTCTTGTTCTTTCTTTGCCTTGTAAGGTTTGCTTTTTCCTACGCTCTCGTCCCACTCGGTCTTCATGTTCCAGACAAACTTGTATCCGTTGTCCATAACGGAAGGGTCTTCTTTGAATACAAACCCTGCATCCCACGGAATCGCCTCGATAGTTAACTCAACTTGCTCAAACATAATTGAGTGTAAGGGCTTGTCGTCATTGCCTAATTGTTTAGGGGTGTTGGCAATACGTGTCTCTTCAGCCTTACTTATTTCATACGGGAACTGTTCTACTCTTGGCATTTAGTTAATCTCCCCAAACTCTTCTACAAAAAGTCCATAAAGTTCTTCGATCTTTTCTTTGTACTTAGCAACAGGGGTTGCTTCTCCACGTCCCCATCGTCGAACCAACTCTGCACTCGGTGTGTCGACAGCGTTTGCTAGTTCTTTTGCTGACAACTTGGTTCTCAGAGCATGGATCATCGTTGTCATTGGTACTGTGTCGTTCATCAGTTTCTCCTGTTACTGATTGTTTTTTAGGTGTGGGAATTCAATGTCGTCAAACAAATCCCTGATGTGACCAATCGGGCAATCAATGGCGTGGTCTAACTCTGCGTCGGTTTCACCTTGGTGGTGGCACTGACTGCACGTAACCCATACCCGAGTTCCAGTGGAGTTATGCTCCAGCACTCTGTCTGAAAGCACATCCCTCATCTCGTCCAAGGCTTTACCTAAGCCCCAACTGACAGGCTGCATAATGATTCTCTCCATGTTTAGTGTTCAATAATTCTATCATAAATAGTAGTAGTTAGATACACCTTCTTTCTTACTGTTACACCTAGCCGTTACATCCCAACCCCCTTAAGGGGTTTGGTTTGTAACGTCATCAGGGTTCACTTTGTATTGACCGTTAGGTAGTTGTATTACAAGCTTCTTTTCTTTGGCTCGTAGTAACGACTGTCGGATAGTGTTGCTAGGCAGGTCGAGTTCGTCTGCGATTTCTTTCGGTTCCATAGCGATGTCTTTGATCAGGAACAAAATCCTCTCAATCACAGATAACTTAGTAGCCAGAACCTGTGTTGTATTCAGGTCGACTTCTGAGTAGACAATCTTTGTTGCCCGGTCGTACTCGTCTGACTCAAAGTCAGCCCTCAATCCGACAGGTTTCATGATGCCAGTGTTGTTACCTTTGCGATGAGTAATGGCTAGGACACTGCTGTGTTCTGATTCAACCTCACGAGAACACTGGAAAATAGACCTCGCAAGGTTGAAATAAAACACGCTACCAAAGGGTGTCCCATCCTTCGTAGCATTACTCTTTGCTATATGCGTAATGCCAATCGACGCTATGCCGAAACTGGAGACTACCTGATGCCATACTCGTGCTGCTTCAGCATCATTGGGTGAGTGTTCATTCCCGCTACTGGCTACGAGTGAGTCGATAGCCATGACCTTTATATTGTGGCGCGCTATATCTTCAGCGATGACTTCGGTGTAGTCAGACAACGCTCCCCCAGCAAAACGCTTATAGATTACGGGCATCAGCAGGTCTTTGGAGGTCATGCCCATGCCCGCTAGCAGAGCGTTACAGGTCAGGTAGAACTGATCCTCGTTGTCTTCCCAATCACAGAACATAACTGCTGCTGGCTCGCCGGGGTCTATCCCCGGTATAAACGCCCGTCCTGAAGCTTTGCTGAGGAGCAAAGATACGACAAGCGTTGATTTGCCTTCTCCACCTGTACCAAAGACAAGCGTTGCAGATTTGTCCTGAACGAAGGGTCTGATCGCCCACCCTTGATTCTGATTCGTTGGTTTATAAAACCGCATATCTATGCCAGAGCCGACTTCATCAATAGAACTGGACACAAGCTTGGTGATCTGGTCGAGTGCGATTGACCAGTTAATATCTTTATTACGTCCCTTGAGTTGTCGTACCAAAGACTCACGAGCAGAAGAGGACAACAGGTTTGTTCTGATAGGACCATAGATAGGGTCGGTGTGTGTGCTGAACTCGATGCGACAGTGGATACCACTACTGTTGTCTGTGATTCTTGATACGTCGCATATCAAGTCTTCATCAGCCCATCGCAGCCTTCGCCTATTAGCCACGCTTTTGTCAACCACTGGATTTGACAACCCAGCCCCTGAGAACAACCCCTCTGCTGGCACGTACCTATATATAGACTGGAGTGTCTGGTCTATGTCTCGCTCTGGCAGGACGGGGTCACAGGCTTGGCGATACGGTTCCATAAGTTGGCGAGCAACGTCCATTGGGATGTGCTTGCTGTTGAAGTAGCCAGCCAGACGAGCAGCGTCGGTGTGTCTTGTCCCGTCTTTGCTGCCTTCAGAGAGCATGGTCGCAACCCACTTGGGCTGTCCAACATCATCCCAGCCTGCTGCATCGCCTGTGCGTGGACGTGAGGACTGTTTATTAGCCTTTGTGTACTCGACCAACTCGTCCCATCTACCTAGTGGCAGGTTCTTGACCACCTCATAAGACTTCCCGTCTACCACTGAGGGTGGTGCGACTAGGTATCCATTGGACTTCCCGGTACGCACGTCGACCTTGGTGAACAGCCCTGCTGTCTGGTCTAGTTCCGTGTCTGGTTCTAGGAGGATATGAAATCCTCTAGGACTTTTATGTGTCCTGCACTCAGGGAGTTCCAGCCCTGCAAGAATGATTGCTTCTTCACCTTCCCGCCCGTCGATGTCGACTGCCACGAATGAATCGCCACATGCAATCCCGATGTTCGCATCGGGGTGGTCGGTAAATATCTTGGTCAGAATCTCGACATCTGTAGTCGCTGACTTACTCCCGTTAGGTTGGAGCGTGTGCTTCAGTGGCACCTTGCCGTTTGGCACTAACGCTAGGCATGAAACACCAGCTTTTGAATATTTCAAAGCATGCTGGAGCATTGTGTTCTCGGTCATTGGCGAGTCTCCCACTCGGCGAGTCGGCATGGATAGCAGTAGCCGTACTCTCGGTAATCGCTAGGCTCCATTGAGCCGTAGCAAACAGGACATATAAGTAGTGTCATTGATTCTCTCTTTGGTTGTTAGCACTTGCTAGAAACTAGCACCAATCCAGCAACAGCAATGAGCATGCCTGTGGATACAAGTGCTAGGGCAATTCTGGTATTGACCAGTTGGGATTTTAGCACCCATACCTGTTGTGTTTTCTTGAACCTGTCCGGTGTTTTGCTAGTCATTGGTTCTATCCTGCTTTACCCACACGCCGTATTGTTTTGCTGAGTTCTTTTCGTGTATCTCACCTCGGCATCGTATGCACACATCATCTATGCCGCTCACTGAGCGGTAGGTCTTCTCGCACTTCATGCACACCATTGTGTATTTGTAGTCGTAGTTCATGTCTGCTATGCCTCTGTCTCTTCTAGCCCACTGAGTATTTGGTTGGCTAATGTCTCTTCTAGCCCACTGAGTATTTGGTTGGCTAACTTTCTCGCCTCGTCCTTGTCTCTGAGAAACAGAGAGATTTCTGACCCGGAAGGTCGGACTTGCACTGAGTAGTGCTGCAAGCTACGGCTGTGCTTCGTGTCTACCAGTGATAACTCTATGACTGTGAAATCATCGTAATTTCTTACTTCGGCTCTCATATTGATTCTCCTATTGATTCTCGTATCGAACGCTAACAATTTTGGTTGGGTTGCAGTGACTCGTCAGCAGGTGTGCGTGTGTGTCACCATCGTAGTCATCAGGCAATCCCAAGTTGATGTACGGCGCATCCAGTGACGCATCGTACCCCTTGCAGGTCACGTGGATTGTGAGTCCTAAGTCCATAAGTTGAAGTATTGTGTCGTTTGCCATGGTTGATTCTCCTTAGCTAATTACCGCTGCATTAGTTGGTCGTTTACCGAAGGCGAACTTCGGGTCACGATCTGACGGTGTGACGTTAGCGGTCAGGGTCACACGCTTGCCTGTGATTGGAAGGCTTGAGTCTGATGGGTCGTATACGCTGCTCGGCACCGTGACCCATAGCTTCCAGCCTTCTTCAGTCTTGACGATCATCTTGTGGACTGAGTGGAATCCTGACTCTTGCCACTTGGTAGAGATAATCTCTCCGGTGACGGTGACCTTGCCAGTCGGTGCGTCGGCTGCGTCAGCTGCCTCGGCTTGCCACTGCTTGCGCTGCTCGGCTCGCTGTGCGTCACGGTCGAGAACCTTTATTACTGCTTCGATCTGGCGTTTGGTGATCTCACCCTTGCGGTCGAATCGTCGCATCACATCTTGTACGAATGTGTTGTCGGATTCGTATGCTTCGCTCAATCGTGGGTTGTCTTTGATGGCGGTGTTCTTTCGGTCGAGGCTGCGGGTCGCTGCTGCTTTCGCCTTTGCGTCCTCACGAAGCTGCTTGAACTGTGCAGCGGTGACGTTGCGGAATCGGTTTCCAAGGCAGTCCTCACCAACCACGATCAGGGACATTTCTGATTCGTTGGTGAGAAGTGCGCCATACCTAAGGTGCTGACCACAGTGGGCGCATTGGTGAGCATGGACACTGTCGCGTTCCTTGCCATCGGCGTTAGTAATTACGTCGCTTGACCAGCCGTTGTTTTCGAGTGCATCGGTGTCGATCTTGAATCGTGAAGTAACTACGGTCCACTGTTCTTCCCATCGTCCGTAAGGGACACCGGGGACGAAGATGATGCCGTCCAATTTCTTGGTCTTGGTAACAAGGTGGTAGACCCCAAACAGTTCGTAGTCCTGCGGGTCGAATCCGTCGAGGCTTGGTCGGTGTATGTCTGTGCGCTTTGCCATGGTTGATTCTCCTGTGCCAGTGATTGTATCACAGCTACTACTACCTGGGTTTCCAGTTTGTTTTGATCTCTGCGCCAGTCGGGAAGTACCCCTCGTCTTCTAATTCTTCAAGCGCATTCAAGAGATTTATTTCATCCTCTTCGTTGTCGAACACGACCCGCATTGTTACTTCGTATGTGTATCCCATGATTGATTCTCTTTCTAAAGTGCTATTCGCTCTGAATCTGCGTAGTCGTACAGGCTTTCAAGCAGTTCATCTGCCTTCTCAATCCGCTCATCCTCATCCATGTCGGCGGTGTCTTCGGCGAAGTGCTTGAACATATCACCCTCAATATCTCCCATGAACTCATCGAAGATCGGGTCGCCCGTCATCTGAGATGTCAGGTCTGAGATTAGTTTTGTTGCAGTCATCTCCTCATCCATCGTCTTATTCATCAGGTCAAAGTTTCGTATGTGTATCCAGCGCATGATTGATTCTCTTTCTGGTAGTTGGTTTATTTGTTGCGGGTAATAGATAAGCCTGAGTTGAACAGTCGAGCCAAGGTTTTTAAGTTACCAAGGTCTGAATCGGTAACAGTCTTGCGCCCGGTTATATCGCTCCAGAGCGTAGCTAACTCAAGAGGTTCAACTATGTACTCGTGATCGTTCCCATAATTGCGAATCGTGTTAGTTGTGATATTCACTGTTTTACCCCCCGTATATGGCGTTCGGCGTGAAGCGTTCGTCGAGAGTGATAGTGCCGGGGTTGAATCTCGGACCATCATTGAGCATACGTGCCGCACTCTCGATACCACGCAGCCACGCTAGCTGGTAGTTAGTTGGCTCGTTAGTTATTAGGGCATCATCTCCGCTAAAGTTTTCGTTCCATCGTTCGAGCATCGCTTCTATTTCTGCACCGTTATTTGCGATGGCGAGATTGAAAGCTTCCGCATATTCCATTGCTGCGTTGTGATCTAATCCATTGAGCATGATTGATTCTCTTTCTGGGTGTCTGGTTTAGGCGGAGCCGATCCCGCCAGTCGGCTATATATATTTAGGCACTCTCCCCTAGTATCAGGTCGGCTGCCTTCTGTCCTTGCTGGGCTGCCAGCACTACCATCTTCTTATCGTTACGCAGTGCCCGTAGCCAACTCTGGATGTATGCTACCCGTTGCTCACCTTCGATCTCGTTTGTGACTCCGGTTACCCCGCCGATGAATGCGTTAGACATTTCAGCGACCAACTCTTCTTGAGCGTAGATCGGATCGCCAAACTTCACCGGGACTTTATTGTCCTTGCGGTTTAGTCTGGACTCGTGACCTGTCGAGTGCCCGCACTCGTGGAACAGGGTGCTGTAGTACGACTCCGCAGATCGAAACGTCTCACGTCGTGGCATCGTGATCGAGTCCATCGCTGGCGTGTAGAACGCTTCAGACCCGGTCGCTAGTGTGATGCCTTCGCGTTCTAGGTAACTGTTCACGATCTCTTCTGCCTGTTCGATAGGATCGAAATCATTCTCGATCCCGGCAGGCATTGGCTTGATGTCCAGCCCGTCGACCTGCTCGACGTTGAACACGCTGAAGTAACGCATCAGCATGTATCGGGAGCATTTATTTTTTCCGATGTTTTCGCACTTGGTCTTAGTGTTCTTCACCGGGCAGGATGATTCATGATTGAAAGCTTCCATCCACAGCGTGACCGCCTGCGATTTCTCACCTTTGCGTACCTGCCCGCCCATTTTCTTAGCTTGATTGAACGTGATCCAGCGCGGGTCTGAGTAGCCTAGCTTCCAAGCTATGAACTCCAACCACAGTTTGTTGAATCCTCGGTATGGTTTGCCGTGAATTGATCGTGCGCCGTTGTTACTTGCTGCCCAAGGTTTCTCCCATGGGATGTGACCGTCTTCTAAAGCTTCGATAATCTGGTTTGTAATTTTGTCGTATGCAATTTGGTTTGACATTGTTTCGATTCTCTTTTGTGCTAGTTGATTGATTGTTTACTTTCCGATTTTGCGTACCACGTCGTGCATGTCACGCCATACGACCCAAGTCACAGCCTGCACCGTGTGGACTGGTACATCTAGAATTTGTGCAGCCTCTGCGTAGGCATCTGCGACGATCTCATAGGCACCTTTGCGCTGCAATACTTTCTGTTGGGCATCCGTTTGTTTAGTGCCCATCCAGATAGAGAATGCGTGACGGTCGATGCATGCGGTCGAGTTTCCGACCGGGTCGATGATCGCTCCAGCGAATCGTTCAACCTTTGGACCTTTTAGCGCAGTCAATTCGCCTGCTAGGCAACGGTTCGCCTTGTCGATATTTGCGCCGGATTGAAACCGGGTGAATCCGGTAGCGCACACTTCAGACGCTGCGATCTGGTTTGTGATCCAATCTGTGACGGGTGACAGTGCTGCGATGGCGTATGCGACGTTTTCAACTGGTAGATCGTGACGGTCCGCCAGTTCTTCGGCTAGGTTGCGCGCCGCCCAATACCAGTTCTCACCTGCCATCTGCTGTGATTCTGTCGCCGCTTCGTAAATGTCGATTATGTTCTGAGTCGATCCGGTCATGATTTCTGAAAGTGGAGTTGCCATGATTGATTCTCTTTTCTGGTTTGCTAGTTGAATAGGTTAGTTGCGCTGTAGCCAAAATCCCAAGAAACGTTTGGTGTTTGGGTTGTACCAGTCACCGTGTCTCTTGACGGTCTGGAGCATTGGAACGGCGTCCCGTAGCTTGATGGGCGTCCAGTCCGATTCGGGTTCACCGTCCGATATTTCCGCCCGTATAAAACGTGTTCCGTCTCCGCTGAATGTCATATCTATCATGTCACCACTTCCGACTTCGTCTCGGAATGTGATTTCCTCATTGGTTGCACTGATTGGAAGTTGTGAAGAGTGAAGTTTCATGGTGAGTAATTCCCTATTTGCTAGTTGAAGAGAGCGAATATCCTCTCACTAATAGAGGCAAGCCGTGAAGCTTGCCCCCATTTATTAGATGATATTGATTCTCGATTCTCGCTATTGTTTGCGGTCTCGTGTGGTTGCGTTATAAGTTTTCGACCTTGTGGATTGTGGTCAGTCCTACGCATCTAATCCCTGAAGTGCCAATGAAAAAGGTAGCTGTCGCCTGTTTCCTATGGTGGAACTCGGGCTTCACGTTGACCTTGAAAGGTCTTCTCGGCTGTGTGCTTATCGCCGAAAGGTGCGGAACTCTTACTCGTACTCCAACCGGGCTATATCGCCCCGGCGGAGCCGATGCCCGTTGCCAGCGGGTAACTCGGTGCCTTGTGCTACTTAAAAGTTTATACCGGAAGTAGTAGTTGTCAACAGGTAAACAGGCAATTCGTGACCAATTTTTGACCAATTTCGCCATGATTCCGGGATGATTTCGATCACCTCCAAAGCTTCCCGATAAGTTAACAAGTATCAACTAAAATCACGTACAGAGCGTACAAGTAGTAGTGATGAAGTTTGATACTACCACTGGACCTGTACGGGCTGTGCAATTTGCCCTGAAAATCTCCATTAGCGAGAATGTTTGCCGTACTGGAGCGCAGATGCACACAGGGAGCCGCTAGGTGTGAAAAAGGTGTTTCGGGTCGCAAACCTTTCACGCGCGCACGTGTCCGGGCATCTGTGAAATCCTTCACAAGTGGATTCTCGGGCATATATTCCACATTTCTTGGTTTTTGCGGAAGGCGTATTTCTGCCTATATCGTGAAACCTTTCACAATGTTTGGTCGCATCTCGTGATTCATTTCACAAAGTCCAACATTCCGCTCGTGATAGTTTTCACAATGTCAGCCTTGTTTGTGATAGTTTTCACAACCTGCCAGCCGCTGCGAGTCCTGTCGCTGCCTCCCTGCGCCAACGTCGACGTGGAGGAGGTGGTGGTGTGGTGAGGGGTGTGTGTGGTGTGTGGAGGGGGGTATGGTGTTGGAGTTGGGTGTGTTTAGAAGAAAGGTACCCCCTTGACGGTTTGAAACCCAAAAAGTGCCTACCCCTGTTCATGAGAATCGCCATGGTGGAGTCCCGTACTTGTATTTTTTTCTGGTGTTATGTGGGTGTTACACCTTGAAGTGCCCAAGTTGAACTAGGATTTGTGTTCTTGTAACGGGTGTAACGGGTATGTAACGGGTTATGTAACGCTACTGCCGTTACACACCCCCCCCCTTTAGGGGGGAGGGGGATGATGTAACAGCTAGGTATAAGTAGTGTTTTAGTATTTATAAAGACTGTTGGTTATACTTTTTGCGAGTTGTTGTTGCTGGCGTATCCGGGGTGCTTGTTTCACTCGGTTCCTCGTTAGGTTCCATGCAGGTGTTTAGTTGGTACGGTTATCACCTTTTAGGCAGCAGCTTTCAGGCTTCCTGTGTAGTTCCTCCAATTTTCTACACGGGAAGTTTGTAATTTGGGGGAAAAAAGATTGTTGTTATCTGAGGATCGTAAGGCGTTACTGTCTGCTGCTGGTTTTGAGACTTGGGTAGAGCAGGACGAGATACTTGACCACCATGCTCGTATCAAGTTGGTAGCTGGTGGGGAGCGTGCTGGTAAGAGTTTTCTTGGTGCGTTGTCGATTATCAACCGTTTGGACGAGTTTCAGAGCGGTGATGTGTGTTGGTTGGTAGCAAGAGACTATGAGCGTACTCGTGCTGAGTGGAATTATTTGTCTGAAATCCTGACTAAGCTGGGATTTTTAGTAAAGCAGACGAAGCGTATTGATCCGGGCGAGATGTCTGTGGCGTGTGGCACGAGTGAGAAGCCGGGTATTTTCACGATCAAGACTAAATCTGCCCAAGACCACAGAAGTCTTGCTATGGAAGCCCCACGAATGGTGGTTGCTTGCGAAGCGTCCCAGATTGACTACGAAAGTTTCCTGCGATTACGAGGAAGAATTGCTGAGAAGCGTGGGTATTTGTTTTTAGAGGGGACATTTGAAATGTCTCTTGGTTGGTATCCGTCTCAGTGGGAATCGTGGCAGTTTTATAACCCCGATGATGACGCTATATCTTTCTCACTGCCCTCTTGGACAAACAATGTTGTGTACCCGGGTGGAAAAGACGACCCGGAAATCGAAGCATTACGGCGATTGCACTCGGAAGACTGGTTCAATGAGCGTGTTGCTGGTAAACCTGCCCCACCAAAAGGGCTTGTCCACAACATGTTCGATATATCAACCCACGTATCCGACCAAGCAGAGTACATCGAAGAAGAACCTGTGCATCTTTGGGTAGACCCGGGCTATTCTCAGGTCACCAAATCAGCATATGCGGTAGTAGCAGTGCAGATTATTGGGGGTCAGGTCAGAGTTATTGACGAAATCTACGAAAGAGAAAAGATTACAGAGGAAATAATTGAGATTTGTCAAATGCGACCGTGGTGGAAAGACGTTCAAAACGGCGTGATTGACATTGCAGCGCACAATATGGGCGAATCAAGACCTGTAGATACATGGCTTGAGAAGGCTCACTTGTACATGCAGTCAGAACGTGTTGGGATTATGGACGGTATCGAACGATTCAACACGTTCCTGAAGGAAAATCCCTCTACAAAGCAACCAAATCTTATAATCAACCACAAAGCTAGGGGCTTGATCTCCGAATTAGGTGGCTGTGCTAACCCATTTGATGACCAGATTCATGTGTATACGTGGCGCACAGACAAGGACAACAACGTAATTGGCAGGCAGCCTAGAGATGCTTTCAATCACAGCGTCAAAGCTGTAACGTATGGATTAGTTGTAAACTTTGGCTATGCCCGAGCAGCAGGTGCATCGAAGATTATTACGGTAAATAGGTGGTAACGTGGCAAAAATTGATGACCTAATTTCCCAAATAGAAGATGTTTGGGAATCGCCCGGTTTCCGTACCAGAAGAAGTCGGATGGAAAGCGATTACGGTCTGTATCGCATGAATCCATACGATGCAGGCAACGGTTATCAAAGCTATACGTCCAACGCCCCTAAGATTCTTGCGGATAAGATCATGTCTTATCTGTCGAACGCACAAATGTCAGTGCGAGTACCACTCAGTGCTGAGGTTGATGACCGTACACCCGGCTCGCTAAAAGAAAAGTTTGTCATTGGCGCGCTGAACCTTGCCGATGAACGCATGCAAAGATACGGGCAACCCTCTATCAGAGAGCAGTTAGCCTTCTATGTAACCCTGCGAGGATGGTATGCAGGGCGCGCCATGCTAAACAAACACACAGATGGCGCAACTTATGTTGATATAACACCCTTTGACCCACTGCATATCTGCTACGAGATGGACGACAAGGGCATTGTTTGGCTTGCACATAAAACCAAACGCTCACCTTCATCCGTAAAGAACACGTTCAATGTTGATGTCGAACCTTTGATTGAAGGAGAAACATCTTCAGGCATAACCGTTTGGGACTATTACTCAAGGACAGAAAACGCTGTTCTTATTTCTGGTGACAGAGATCAAATCCAATACGGCAAGCCACTCACAAAACACAATGTTGTTGACATGAACGGGAACCCATGCGCTCCTGTTTTCCTTGGCGCAGTAGGTCCTGCTCCATGGGTACAAGACGATCTGTCAGGTGATGACACCGCTAGGGATTATGGAGAATCCATTTTCTCTGCGAACCGAACCTTGTACGACGATTACAACTTTGCAATGAGTGCCTACAAGACACTCGTTCGGCGCGCTGTAAGGCGACCATACAAGATTGTTTCTCCTGATGGGACTACAACTCTTGATACTGATCCGTGGCAAGATGGGTCAGAGGTTCCACTGCCAGCAGGTACTGACATAAGACTCATGGAAGAAGTCACGATGCCTCTTGATACCGGGGCATTTGTGGGTCTGGTCTCAGGAGAGTTGCAGCGTGGTGGATTATCAAACGTAAGCTACGGTGAGTTGCCGTTTGCTATCTCAGGTTTTGCAGCAAAGATATTGCAGGAAGGCTCTGCTCACCAAATCGAACCTAGGGTGAAAGGTATAACTGCTTGCTACAAACAGATTGCTGAGATCATTTCAATGCAATATGAGGCAGGTGGATACAGTCCGCTAGAGGTAAGAGGTCGTCATAACGACATTGCTAGCTACTTCAACCAAGAGATAAAGCCAAGTGACCTTGAAGGTGCGGGGGCTATTGATATTCACTTCGGTGTACGCATGCCACAGGACGAGCCTCAGCTAATCACGATGGCGCAAATGATGCGGGAAGGCACAAAGCCACTTGCTCCAGATGAGTGGATTTGGGAGAATATCCTGCAAATCAATGACGTAGATCAATTCCGCAATTCAATTTCAGCACAACAAGCGCAAGTAACAGAGCCAAAAGCACTGTTGCTTACGCTGATCGAAGGTCTAATGCAAACAGGCGAACAAGAAAAAGCTTTGATTTACGTAGACCTCTTGCGGAAAACTTTGAAACAAGACCAGCAAGAAGAAGCTGCTCAGGACTTGCAGTTCCAGCAATTGCTTAACTCTGTTGGTATGGGTGCTGGGCAAGCACCTTCGGGGGCTGCTCCACAGCCTCAACCCCAAAATCCGGGTGGAACAGGAACAAGTCCTAGAGATATATCTAGTGCGATAATGTCGTCACAGATGCAGGGCTTTCAGCGAACAGGTGACCCAAGACAGGCTCCACCGGGAACTCCGGGCGGGGCGGGACCAAGAGTTAATCCTCTAGGAAATATGTAATGGCATTTACAGTAAGAATCCCTAAAAGTTACACAGCAAGAATACTTAACGCTATTCAGGCTGGTACAGCTAAAGACCTCCCTCGCACAAGGCTAAATGTGCAACCTGACGGATCTTTGCTAGTTCGGAGTGAATCTGCAAAAACCCCATACGAGGCTTATGAAGATATATTCAGCCAGAATTTAGGGATTCCTTTTGCTGCATTCCTCGGGTTTGAAACACTTGCAGACTCAGCTGAAGACGCTAGGCGGTATCGAACAGATGTCGCTACTACATCAGAAAAAAATGCAGCTTTTGATGCGTCAAAACTAGGGGCTCCTTCACGAACAATTGCCCCTGAAGATATAGCAATGCCTTTTTCTGGGGCTGGTGATGTTCAAGATTTAACATTTGATGAGCGACGGGCTATTGGAGAAATGCCATTTGGTCCTTATCAAATTACTCCAGCGCAACTTCTTACTCCTTCTTTTTACCGAGATCAACAAGCAGCAGCACAACTCGGCGAAGGTCAAGGCGAAGGCACAAGTATTGCTGGGGGATTGTTTAGAGTCCCAAAAGACCTAGAAGACCCAGAGCCCCCAAAAGACCCAGAGCCCTCAAAAGACCCAGTGCCCTCAAAAGACCCAGTGACTGGTGATGGTATTCCAGCCAACCTCCCTGAGTTTTGGCGAGAAAGGTATGACGAATACTTACTGCTTTCTCCATACCTCCAAAGCGTTATTCTTGAAAATCAAATAAAAAACTATATTGACCTAGAACCTTACCAAGGCGAAGGAATAAACGGCGGAGCAAGTATTCAAGGCTTGTTTGACTTTATTCCGGGGTCTGTAGCAGGTGACGCACTAAGTAGAGTTTATGATCCAACTAAGGGCGGAGTTGGGGGGCAGAACTTTGAAGTACAGCCTCCCGCTGGGTATGTGCCACCTGTAACAGGAACTATGGCAAGCCCAACAGGAATGCCAACATTTTCTAGCCAAGACTTAATCAATGACCCTCAAGGATATTTGACAGCAGCAGGTCAACGACTAGCTTTTAGAAATGTTTTTGGAGAGCCAGCAGCAACTGGTGTTGGTCCTTTAGCCAGTTACTTGCAACGTCAAACTTTTCCTTTGACTCAGGCTTTTAGGGCTTCAAGCTTTGCAAATATTGGAAGAGAGCAAGCAGGCGAAGCTGCTCCTCAATCTTCTTTTGAAGAATTTCTTAGGTCAGTACAAAGCCAACCAACAGGATTGGGTGGTGCCTATGGGCAAGCCTTGCAGGATGTAGGCTACCTAAGAGGACTTGAAAGTAGTCAGGTTCCAACAACATTAGCTGGAGTATTCAATCCAGAACAAGCAGCAGGAACAAGAGATGCAAGGGCACTTCTTGAAGCAGCCCAAAGAGGAAAATACTCTAATCTTGTAAGCAGTTCTTTCCGACGACCATCTGAAGATGAGTTATTCGCTGATTATGTTCTTGCAAGGCAGGATGCTGCTACCGCAGGTGCTGCACCGCAGAACTTCCTCAACTTTGCAGCATCGAGGTACGGACTCTAATGGCTATCAATCCTACATTTGCTGGCTTTCTTGAAGAAGAACCACGCGCTGCTTTTTTTGGAACGCTTGGTCAGAAAGGCTTGTTGGATTCTGCTGGTAGGAGAAAGCAAGCTGAAGATATTTATTCAGGAGCAATGACAGAGTTTTACGGAAAGCTTGGAGAACAAATCCTTGGTGGTGGAGAACCAACTATGACGTTCTCTAGTTTTCTTCAGGACTACCCATTTACAGATCGGTTCGCTCAACTAGGAAGGCAATACAGTCAGCTAAACAGATACCGCCCATCTACTAGATTCTTGTACTACTAATGACAACTGAATCTTTTCCACAGTTTATTAACAGGGTTGAGCAAGCCCCTCTAGCAGGTCAAAACCTAATAGCGCAACTTGTGTTTGAGGCAAAGCAAGGCGGTCGTATAGGGGCAGAAGCGCGCATGAAGCTACGCGCTATTCCCGGTGGCTCAGAGGCATTGATGGCTGCAACTTCTGGAGTCCCTCAGCCAGTTGCTCCAAGAACAATAGTTGCTCCACCTTCTCAGTTACCACAGCCTGCTGCCCCAAGATATGAACCCGCAATTGTGTCGGCACCTGCCCCGCCCCCTCCGGCACCTGCCC